TATAGCCCACAAAAAGGAAATGCCGAAAGCTAGTATCCGTTGTACGATTTTAAAAGGCTCAAGAGCTGCAAGCTGTCTAATACCCCACTCTCTAGTATCAGCATCAGCCTTGGCTTTCTCCTGATCGGTGTAGCTCATGTCATTAACCCAACCACCCATACGAACAAGCAGACCTTTATCCTTGTCCATCAGGTTGTCTACAGCTTTCTCCGTACCGAATACTCTACCAAAGGCAGAACCGACCGCACCAAACATACATTTCTCCATCTAATAAAAAAGGGTGGCACGAATGCCACCCTTTTCAATGCACCGCTTAATTTAGAATTAAGCGCCGCGTTTTGCCGAAAGCAACATCGCAGGGCGAGTGCAAACATGCAGCGGATAAGTGTACAGCTCCAAATCAACGTATGCGTCTCTTGCGAGATCACGAACGATCATTGGGTATGCAATCTGACCCATTTGCCCGATCTGCTCAAACTGCTCACCAGGTGAGAACACTTCAAGGAATGCACCAGGTGCGTTGACAGGGAAGAAACGAACTTTGTCGGTATGGATACCAACAGTTGTTCCGTCATCGGACCCTTGGTAGTTTTCCCATACAATACCACCGTATGTTAGTGACTCGTAAGCCCCACCGTTTTCAACGTATTTAGAATCACCACGATTCAAGTAGACTTGGCGAACTTCAGCAAGAGCAACAAGTTCGTCCCAGAAATTATCACCACAAAGAGCGTGGATGCGTGTTCCTGTTGCCCAACTACCGCCTGATGCTTTACGCATTGAACGAGTAATCTTTGTACATTGTGTACGCAAATCACCTTCCGTCATCGCCGCCATGTTGAATGCGATTTCAGAGGGAGCAGAGATACCGAACTCACTGAACCAATCGATGATTGTTGTGCCGTCTGCATCTTTAACTAGACCCTGGATAGCACCTAAGCGCATGTTTTCCATTGTGTAGTCAACTTGATCCATAAGACCAGCTGGACCGTTCATACGACGAGCCAACTCTTCTTGTAGCATTACAACCTGCTCAGTCTCACCATGCCCACGCAAGAACGCTAATTCAGAAGCGCTAATACGATCGCCTTTTGCGATACGGGTTGTGGAGAAGTTACGCAATTTGCGCTTCTGCGCTGTTGCCTGCTCGATCGGCGAGCCGCGCTGCGAAGTCTGAACGAGCGCCAAACCGCCGTCGCGTGATTCGATTGCGACAGATTCAGTTCGCACAGGTTTCGCTGTGAAAATTCCCATTGTCCCAAGCAACGAGGGCTTGAACTCCATTGAGTCAACAGTATCGAGCATTTCTGTACTAGAGAACGCATCGTTGTTGAATATATCTAACATGCTAGGCATATCATTATCTCCGATAAAATTTTAAAAAATTAACAATACTCGATTATCGAGCAATGATATTAGCTACAAGCAGATCGGCAACGCCGGCATCAATCTCAGCCTGCAATGCGCCTGTGTCCCATTTGACCTCTGTCAAATTGTATTCGGCTACACCGCGTACAATAGCAACACCATCCGCATCTGCTGCGCTGGCATCAACACCTTCGACCAATAGCGCAACAGCGACTTCTGTTCCGTCCGCAGCACCGTTGTCATAGATTGCGTATTTACCTGATGCTGTGACCTTTCCTAAGACTGACCCCGCTTCGAGTGTTTGCCCACTAGCGACTGTAATTGCATCGCGGCATGGGCTAACACCTGTTGAGCCGGGTGCCAGTTCGGAAACGATAAATTCTCCGGCATGTTGTCCTTCTGTTAAAGTTGTCATGTGACGACTCCTAGTTATAAATTAAATTAAATTAAACGCGCTTGGTTTTATCTAGCGCCGCCTTCCAACCCGTCGCAGCACTACTAATCGTAGCACCCGCAGACGTTACACGACCAACAATACTAGATTCTGGCGTACTTGTTAAGGCTAATAGCTCCTCTCGCACAGAATCAACGGACATTTCCGCAGCAATGAACGCTTCCGCTGCTGCTTCTCTATCTGCCGCCATGCACATACCTCTTATTTGCGCATGTTGTCTTGCCAGCTCAATCGCTTCTTGCGAAACTTGAGGGTCCTCTGTTAGTTCGGCAACATCTTCCGCAGAAGTCGTACTTTCGATTGTCGTAACAATCGCGTTGCCATCGCTAACTTCAGCACCCTCAACAGATTGCTCAATCGGCTCATCTCGACGACCCTCATCAGCAATTACATCCTCTTCGCTCGATTGCTCGGCATCATCGCCACTGACAATCAACTCCTCTTCTGGCGCAACTTGCGCTTCCGATTCAATAACCATGTCGTCTGCGACATCTTCTTGTTTTGCAGACGTTGAGATTGTACGCACGCTTGATTCTGTACGCTCAGCGAACAGTGAGCCGAGTAGCTCATCAAAAGTACCAACCTTATGTGCAAACCCGACATCTAACGCTTTCTCACCGTGGAACGTCCCGGCTTGCGTATCCTGCACAGCTTCGATCGTTAACCCTAGATTTCTGGCGACGGTCGCCGTAAACAATGTGTATAGTCTTGATACTTCGCGCTGCTGCTCTTCTCTACCTGCTTCGCTCAATGGCTCATGCGGGTTACCGAGTGTCTTTTTGTCGCCAGCGTAGATGTATTCCACTTTGATACCCGCTTTCGCGTTGGCTTCAGATTGATCGACATGATACGAGACAACACCAACAGAGCCTACGCCCGATGTGCGCGTCACCCAAATTTCATCAAATGCGCTCGCGATACCAAATGCAGCGGAATACGCCATATCATCGACCATCGCTACGAATTTTGTACCCTGATTACGACTTGCGTAAATGAAATCCGATAAATCCATATTCTGAGCAGCCATACCACCTGGGCTATCGAATCGACCTACGATCGTATCAATCGAACTATCAGCAAGTAGCGCCGACATATCCTGCTTAATCGTCTCGTACGATGCTGGTGCGTCCCCGCACGGTGTGCTTTCTTCACGTGCAGTTAGCACACCGGATATATCCAGTACAGCAATGTTACCGTCGATACTGACAGCATAACTGTATTCCCCGTTGTCGCCGTGGCGAGCCATCGGTTCGCTGCGCTCGGCTGGGATTGCGTGCAGATAAGACCGCATAACCATCTCGCCCAGCTGCGGGTGAACGAATAACGGTTGCGACATCTTGCTGTGTAGATCGGACAAGAAAACGCTATCCTTGTTTCGACCGAACAACCGACTTAATACTTCTAATGGATTTGCCATCTTATTTACCCTGCTTTTTGTCTTGCTGTTTATCTTCCGGTTTATCATCGGACGATTCTTGCCCAATGACCTGCTGATTCAGACCGTGTTTCTTTTCTCGGTCAGCATCCTCTTTGCGCTGTCGGTCAACCTCTTCTACGGGTTCGCCGCGCAATTCATCGACAACTCTTTGTCGCGACTTGAATGCGTTTTCAACTTCTAGCACCTTGGCCTGAACATCTTGCACAGGGTGTATGTGCTTAAAGGCCGGTGCACGATGCTCTGCTCTAATATACTGTAGCCTTTTTACCGCGAAGTCGCTCGGCGCATCAATGGCGCCGGATAAAATCGCACGATCCACAAATTCTATCCACATTCTACGACAAAGCTGCGGAATCGTAAATAAATCCTGATTTTGCTCAATCTCAAGATGAAACTGATTCATAATCGCTCGCCAGACGCGATCGTTGATATTGTTATAGTCACCACTGATTAGCTGGTACGGTGTGTCGTAGCCAGCGGATAGTGCGAGCAGTTGCCAGCGCTGATACTCAGAGTACCCCCTGCCGGCATCGTCACCGTCAAACAGTGTAATGTCTTCGCCCGGTAGTAGACTTGGAAATGTACCTGTCTCCATGTCGATCATCGGGACATCGCTACCATCTTTCGTGATGGGTTCCCCGCTAATCGGGTCAAACTTATAATCTTGCGAACCGTAATCTGGTCTACGAATTACACCTGTGAAATTCGCTCTCGCTTCTTTCCGGCCCAACTCAGCGTCATCGTATTTATCGAACACGTACGCCCGTACCATCGACTGCGTTCCTGCCGGCACACCGCGTAGCTGGCCAGGCCGATCAGGGATGAAGTGATGTATCATATTTTCCACAGGCACACGTTCGAGATCGTTCATCGAAAAGCTGTACCCGTCGTCGGGATGCGACTTATAGAGCCAGTATGCGACAGCCTTGCCCGCGCTGTTAACCTCAACACCGTTGACAATATCGTTTGCGTCACTGCGTTGAACATTCAAAGATAGAGGGCAATAATCGGCCTCTAGTAGCTGGAACTGTAGCGGCACAGGTTGGCTACGGCTAGGTCTCGTGCGAATAATTCTAATGAACGCTTCGCCCGACTCTCGACACGCTCTAACGGCCTGAGCCTGTATCGCGTATACCGTTAGCATCCCGTTAGCGTCTGCTGTAGGTGCGAAGTCGCGCCAGAGCTCTAACAGTTCTGCATTTAATTTTTTATCTGGTGTATTGGGTCGAGGGATTATCCCCGTGCCGACCTCGTTGGCAACGATAACCTTAATAGCACGGCTCAGCCACGGATTGTTCCGTATACCGGCCCTACTGCGTTTTCGGATTAGATCGAGTTCTGTTGTTGACGCTTTTCGCGGAGACAAAGCTGGCGCGTCCCACGCGCCCAACCTACGACCGCTGCTAGATGCTTCGTATGCTCGCTGCTCCGTTGACATCTGCTTAGGTAGGTATAGTGTTTTTCGCTTGCCCATTTATAAACCTTTTGAAGTTCGCGCTCGAAACGATCTCGGCCTGCTACCTGTTGCGCGAGCAAGTTCGTTATTGACATGCTCGCGCAACTTTAATAAATCACCGGCGCTGTGGAACTCTTGCTCGCGCCCGTTCAGTCTGACACGTCTAACGCCCGATTTGATCGCAGCGTCTATTGTATCTAAGTCTATTTGTGTATAAGCCATTTATCGTTTCATTCGCATTGTGCGCCTAGACCTTGTTCTGGTCGGTGTCGGTTTATCGTCAAGTGCAGACACCTCCGAGTTATTATCCCAAACATCCGCCCACGCTGGTGGCGAGTCCCAGTTTACCTCACCCTTCCAATATCCGTCGAGCTTAATCAGGTACCCTGCTTTCGCGTAGCATATCAAGTCAAACGATTCATTTCTAGCTCTGGCCAAATTCTCCCAACCCTTGTCTCCGCGAGTCTCTGCCGTTATTTCACTATAAAACCACTCTTCTAGCCAATGCGGGAAGTGCATATAGTTGTCCCCAGGCTCCGCACGCTTAAGGTTTGCGGCAACAGCATCCTTCAATGTTGTTGTGTTCAATAGCCACAATGGTAGCACCCCTACCACATTTGCGTTGCGGGCAGCCGTTGACGCTTTATCGGGCTCAGTGCGACTAACCATCGGTTTATTTGTCTTCGGGCTAGGTCGCTCGCCTTTGATTAAATTGAAGCGACCACTCAACCCTGCTTCGTGAGTACGCTTCCAAAAATGATACGCATTCTCGGTCACACCCTCTTTACCGCCAGAATCGCAAACCGTCATAATTACGCCCATTGTACGATCTGTGTCGTCGGCAACAGGGTAGCGTTTCAGTATGACTCGATCCAGCAGCACATTCCAATCCTCCTTGTACCCCGCTGGGTCTAGTATCGCCATTTCGCCATGACTCTCTCGTTCTGAGATAGCAATATCGAACCGATCGATTATCCACGACTCGCTGCCAACCCCTATACCTTGGACTTGGCAAACAAATTTATGGGCCTGCACATCAACACTAGCGAATAAAGCTCTAACACCCTCCGGCACGACTCTTTTGCCGAAGTCCTCCGATCGATCCTGTAATTCTTTAGCGCTCAACTTGCCGGATGCGCTTTCTGGTACGTAGGGTATCCCTTGATCTGTGTTTCGTGTCGCCTTTAACTTCTCCTGTTCGCCGGTTGTGGCCAAATGGTGAAGCGCCCCAAGCTCTTTCTCCAACAGCGATGTCCATGTTTGGAATTTCGCAGCAGCGCCGCCCAACCAGTACGATGCTATCGAGTTAGCCTTATCTGACTCTTTTTTCCAAAAACCACCAAGGTTCATGTTGTTTTTCTGGTCATGGTTAATCCTCACCCCGCAACAGGGGCAAGCAATGTAACTATACTTCTCAGCAACGTCTTTAACCCCATTTTCGCGCACCTCTGCGACCAAAATGGCCTGTTTGGGGAGGTTAAAGAGGTCTAACCCCGGTATAACTGGGAAGCTATCGCCGCAATCGGGGCAGTTCCAGTGCCAGATTCGACGGTCTCCACCGTTGTATAATCCTAGTATTCCGCCAACTGGTGGCGCTTCGTGCGGTGTTGCGGGCTCCCATGACGCGTCGGTGAAGTCGCGTCCGGGCGATGACTCTGCGACAGTCATGCCGCCACTCATAAACGTCTGTGTTCGCTTTCTGGCGAGAGAATAAACATCACCCTCGCCGCAATCGTCCGGCATACGATCGTAATCTGACAAAAACACATACTTGTAATCCTGTGCTGACAGCTGTGTGGGCGAAGGCCACGCCAGAATGAGTGCTGTACCGTTCCTAAAATACTTACCAAGAACATTATCGTCGTGACTATGTTTTGACATTTTATCCCGCAGATCGGGACTATTTGCGATCATCCGCTTAACGCGCAATCGAGAGTATCGTCGTGCGCTTTCCTCTGTCATGTGGACGACCAGCATGTCGGAAGGGTCACAAGTTACAACATAACCGATGGCACAATCCAAAAGGGCCTGAGTTTTGCCCGTCCGTGCGGGACCTGCAAAAATTTCAGATTCGTACTCGCGGCTATTTATAAGATTCATGGGCTCGATCATGTATGGCGTTTGATCGCCTGCCCATTTACCTGCATACCCACCAGGCGTAGCGATCATCACCGATGCCTCCGCAGCCTCAGATACGCTCACTCTGCGCGGTGGTCTAAAAATTTCCGCGATGTCTCTCACGACATCCATCGAGCGACCTTTGGCTAAAACGACAGCATCCCTCACGACCAGTCGCCCTCTTCGTTAATGTCCTCAACTTCTGGGGCGAGCTCGCCGAGTGTTGTCGCTAGTTGTTCGCGGCTCGCGTCGATGATTCGTAAAACATAACTGACATCTGTGCTACTGATTATCCCGTCTCGCTCCAGCGCGTCCGGCAGCGTGTCGAGTGTTAGCGCTATGGTTTTAAATGCCGCAGCAAGAACACGCTCAACATCCTCGGCGGGTATGAGTGTAGCGGCCTCTAGTGCGTTACGTCTAAATTTAATTTCGGCAGACTGCTTTAAGTCTTCCGCCTGATAATAAGTTTTCCGATCCATTGGTTTCATCTTGTTGGGATCGGTTTCGACTGTTGGCTCTTTGGGTTCGTCCGGTATGTATGGATCACGCACGTCGATTAACGTAGCCACGTCGCAAAGCTCGTAATAAGACTTCTTACCGTTCATTTCCACGGGCGGTGTCGGTCCGAGCCGTCTTCGTACTGTTGCTGCGCCGATTGAAAATGCAATCGATAGTTGCGCAACTGTAAATCGAGCTTTGGCGGCCCCGGGTGGAATTAGTTTTATGTTCGCCATATCAAACCTCTTGTTTTATTGACCGAACAATCATACCGCTTATTACCATGATAAGTCGATTCTAAACGTGCTCGAAAATAGTAAAAATCTTATCCCCATTTCTAGCAAAACCGCTGAAAGCCGCGCCAGCGCTGGGCTGGATAAAATGGGTCTATGTAAAAATCCGAAAAATACTCGAAAACCGGGAGCGTCTTCCCC